GTAGTGTAGTATGGTGTATTAATGAGGAAATATACGGAAATAATTCATAGATATAGTTTATATTGAGATAAAAAGTATTGGTATAGTAAGTAGATAGGGGGTGTTTGTAAATCGGAGAGGCCCAGGGGGGTGTTTCGCATCCCACTTCTCGTTTTTACCTATATGTAATAAATTTTACTTACACACTTCTCGCTTTCAATTGTATATTATAGATCTAAACCACACACTCTAACTACTTGATAATCAGCTACTTAATAAAATAATTAGTTAAAGATAGGCTAAAATAGGTAACCTTTATTAGAAATTATACGTTATATTACCTGCCAGGGTAATTATAATATATAATATAATATATAATATGGTAGAATATAAAGATATAACTGATATAATGAATGCTACTTACCTTAAGAAGAATAATGATTATGGTAATTCATTCGATAAATCAATAGACAAATATGGTGTAATTGCAGCATTAGTTAGGATGTCGGACAAATGGGAAAGGTTAAATAACCTATTACTGCATACTAAATCTGAGGTTACTGATGAGAGTATAGAAGACACATTGATTGACTTAGCATCATACTCAGTAATGCTTACTTTATACTTAAAAAATAATAAAAATAACAATAATGAAGTTAATAAAACCAAGTTATAAGATATATGATCAACCAACTGATGTTGATTCAATATTAGAAACTATTGAGATAGCTGGTAGAACATGTTATAAATCAGAAGATAAGATTACTCCATTATCAGCTAAGCAGTTCTATGACAAAATGGTTGGTTATAACCACGGAGCTATGTTAGAACACGGTACAGTATATCTAATAGTACCAAATAATGATGACAAAACAATGAGTAAGTTGTTTGGATTAAACAATGTTTGGACAAGATACAATGCTATCGTTGAGAACGACAATGAGATAAAGTACTATATTACTACTAATATGAGAGTTCTTAAGGAGAACAACATCTTAGATGTTCTAAAATACCAATCACCTTATACTGATAAACATCATAAGAGAATAACTGTTAAGTTTATATTAGATAGAGGTATTTCTCACGAGTTTGTTAGACATAGAGTGTTCTCATTTGCTCAAGAGAGTACCAGATACTGTAACTACTCTAAGGATAAGTTTAACAATGAGATAACTTTTATAGAACCTTTATGGTTATCTGAGAGTGATGGTTATGATGAGTATATAAAATCTCTTGAGGATTCTGAGAAAGCTTACTTTGACTTACTAAATAAAGGTTGGAAACCACAACAAGCTAGAAATGTATTACCTACTTCACTAAAGACTGAATTGGTTATGACTGGGTTTAGAGATGATTGGGATCATTTCTTTAAACTAAGAGCTGCGAACAGTGCTCATCCACAAGCTAAAGAGTTAGCTACAATGTTAATGGAGAATATTGATAAATAATTATATTATATATGAGTAATTTAGATAAAATTAAAGAATGGGTTTTAGCCCGAAACTTACAAACAGGTGATCCTCGTCAACAAATGTGTAAGACTGTAGAAGAACTGGGTGAATTAGCTAACGCTATAAACAAAAATAAAATAAATGAAGCTAAAGATGGTCTTGGAGACGTTATAGTAACTTTAGTATGTATAGCTGAGCAATTACAAGTTGACATTAACGAGTGTATCGATATTGCTTACAATGAAATAAAAGACAGAAAAGGTAAATTAATCAACGGACTATTTGTAAAAGAATCTGACTTAACTGACGATAAGTAAACTGTTTGTAGTGGTTAATTATAAAAAGATTGGTTATCACTACTTATTTTGAGTGTAGTGGTAACCTTTTTTTATATATTACGTTATATATGTTAAAATTTTTTAATTATGAGTAATACTAATAAAACTCCATTAGATACTGTACTTGAGAAAATAGAGTACAATTTTACAAAAGATCTTTTGGTAAAACCATTACCACCAGTTAAGGTAATGAAACACATTACTGAGATGGTTCATACTGAACCTAAGGAAATTGATCCAGCTACTGGTTTATACAAAACTGAGATCAAAGAATATGACAAAGAAGTAGATTCTTCTTTTAGAACTGGTGTAATAATCGCTTTACCAACTAATGGTTCTGCTGAGAATTTAGAATTAGGTCAAACCATTGTATTTCCTTACAAATTTTCAATTGACTTTGATCTATTCAAGGATTCTGTTTTGGTTAAACCACACGATGTAATTGGAATAATTAAACAATAAATTTTATGATCACTTATTCATTATATACTGATGGATCTTGTTTGAAAAATCCTGGAAATGGAGGTTATGCTTTTTTATTGATGAAGGATGGTAAAAAACTATATGACAAATTTGGGAGCGAAACATCTACTACTAATAACCGAATGGAGCTTACTGCTGTAATAGAGGGGATTAAGAAATTCATAAGTTATTATTCTATATTAGACAATCCTATTACTTTAAATATATACTCCGATTCACAATATATCTGTAAAGCTTTCAATGAAAATTGGTCTGATAATTGGGTGTTAAGAGAATTTAAAGGTATTAAGAACCCTGATTTGTGGAGAACGTTGCTTGAATTATTAATAATCATTAAGGAGGTTGAAGTTAACTTTATATGGGTTAAAGGACACGATGGAAATGAGTTTAATGAATATGTTGATAAACTAGCTTTAAAAGCTGCTAAAACAATAAAAGAATAATTATGAATAGTAAATTAAGAAAATTCATTAACTCTGTAGATGAGTTTGTTGTTACAAGTAAGTACAATGATGGCGTACTTATCCTAAACGAAGGAGATGTATACACCAAACAATACACTAATAACAAACCATACTTTATTCTAAGTAAGAATAAGAATACAAATAAACAACCTTTTACTACTACTGCTATGCCACTATATACCTTTAGAACAAGGTATCGATACATTAAGGACAGCATTATTGTTACAAGACTTGAGGAAAAGTTTTATAATACTCCAGTTAACATTGGTGAGCTTGAGTCATTTGAGGTTACTAAGAATATCGAAGGATTAGCTAAAGGTTTAAGATTTAGTAGAAATGAGAAAAAGGATTTGTTTGTTAATGAAACACTAACTTGTCTACCAGATGAATTGATTCATTACAGTTACGCTTTACACGAAGATGTGGTAAGTAACCTCTTTGTTAAAGATCCTACTTCGATTAAACCAATATCTTTCTTTGATGAGAAGAAAGAAGAGTTTTTAAAAACGTTTCATACAGATGTTAACAAAAATAATTCTAATGAACATCAAGCATTTGAGAACTATATGTTTTCTCTACTTGATAAATATGAAAAAGAATTCAACGCAATTAAAGAATCTTTAGAGAGCGATTTAGAATTTGATAAGTTTGAACAATTAGTTGTTCTTGAAAATTTATCTACTTTGCTAAAACATCTTATTCAAAAATACAACTAAACCATGATTAAATTCGATAAGGTTTGTGACCAAAGCAATATATATTACAATTACTTATTAGCTATAAGTGGTTTACTACCACATTTATCTGATAGAGATTTAAAAGTATTGTCAGAATATATGATTCTTCACAAATCTATCGATAAACCTGAGTTAGATTTAAGTGAAGCTAAATATAGACGTACTGTTTATAAAAAAGCTGGAGTTGATAAAACAAATATAGCTAAAGTTGTAAACAGATTGGTTAAAAAAGGATTTATGATACGTACTAAATTCAATCAGTTGATTATAAATCCTAAAATAATACCAAATGTAGTAAATGGAAAAATAACTATTAACATAAACTTACACTTAAATGATAACTGATGATGATGGTTTAAAAACAGACGATGTATATCGTGATTTTTATTACGCTCTATCCAAGAAATACAATCTACCACACTATGTAATAAAAGCAATATGTAATTCATCTTTTGCTTGTATTAGTGATACTATGAGAGAGCTTACTGACTTAAGAGATATCAGTATTCCTTACTTAGGTAGATTTAAATTAAGAGCTTCTGTTAAAAAACAATTAACTGAAAAACAAAATGAAAGTACAAATTAACAAACTTAGCAACGATGCTAAAGTAAACATAAATGGAAATATCATTGATTTAGTAGCTACTAAAATTTTCCAACCAATCCAATCTAAAGATGGTTCTGCTGAGGTAATTTATGATACAGATATTTCTGTAGAGTATCCTTCAGGATATACTGCTATAGTAGTTCCTACTAACAATATTACAGCTTCATCTTTTGTACAACCTACTTCTATTATTAAATCAGGTGATAAAATTAGAGTTGCCTTTAAGTTAAATGCTACATTTCCATTGATTTACAATGTAGGTGATGTAATTGGACATATGGTTTTTGTACAAACTCCTACTATTGAAACAACTATAACAGAGTATGTAGAAGAACTTACTAAGAATGGTGCTGAGGAAACCACTTCTAACACAGAAGTTGAGGGTGAGTCTGAAACTGAACCTACTGGAAATATTCCTGGATAATGGGGTACAGTATAGTTTTGTTACTATTTTCAATGATAGTAATTTTTATAAAAAATGATTAAACTATTTGATATAATAAACGGTAAAGTTGTTATAAACGCTGACTCTTTAGCAATCCCACCATTTAAGGAATTTTGGGAATCTTTTAAGGACAAAAGTATACCTGAGAAAGAAATTACTTATTGTGTGTTTATGCACAGATGGGATACTCCTTATAAGGCTTTTGCTAAATCAGAAAGAGATGATAAAATTAAACAACACGTGTTTAAAGACACCAGTTACAAATTTTCAGAACAATATAAAAAGTTTGAAGAAGAGTTCATAAGCTTTATGGCTACACCTTCCTCAAGATTATTAGATGCTGCTGAAAATGGTGTAGAGTTCTTAATAAATCAATATAACACTTTATTTATGAGAGATGACGTAGATGCTGGAGATGTAACCACTTGGATGCAGAAATTAGGACCAGCTGTAAAATCTCTTGAACAATTAAAAGAGCAAGTTAAGACTGAGGAAAAACTTGGTGTTAAAGCTAAAGGTAAATCAGAAATCGGGTATTTTGAAGTACCACGTAAATAAAAAACATTATGGCAAAGAAAAAAGAAAATCCTACTGTTAATACAGTAGTGGATAAAAAAGAAACAAAGGTTAAGAAAACGAAAGTAGTTACTCCAGTTGATATTGCTAAAGCAACTTCTAAAATTGAGGCTAAACCTAAAGTTAAGAAAGAGAATCCTAAACTTGAGAAAGTTGAGGTACAAGAAGTAAAACCAGCTGTTAAAAAAGTAACTCGTCGTAAAAAGGTTGAAAAGGAAGCATTGATCGATAAGGTTGAATCAAAAGAAATGATTCTCGATTCAGTAAAATTGCCTAAAAACCCTAAATTGTCACTATGGCAAAGAATTAAAAATTGGTTATTTAATAAATAAAATATTATAACGATGATTGATTTTAATAAAAAAATCAAATCGTCTGATAAATTCAGAGGTCCTGTGCTACATTTCCAAAAGCACGGGACTTACTGCTTCTCACCACCTGGTACCAGTGAATATATTAACTATTGGGATGAACAAGAAAAGTATTGTTTAGATGGTTATACTGCTCCAGATGGTGATTATATATCTGGGTATAACTATTTTTATTTAAACTTCTGTCCTATTATGAGACTTGTTGAAGTTGAGAAAAAAAACTCAAAAGGTCAAATAATAAAGAGACGTATACGTGAAAGAGAGTTTCCAGATTTTTACGACTATGATTATTATTATTTCTCAGCTGTACAAGAAGCTGAGGAACAAGGTAAACATATGGTAGTACTAAAAGCTCGTGGTAAGGGGTTCTCTTTTAAGGGAGCTTCTATGCTATGTAGAAACTACTATATAATACCTGAGTCAGTATCTTATGCTTTTGCTGCTGAAAAAGAATTCTTAATTAAGGATGGTATTCTTAGCAAAGCCTGGGATATTTTGGCGTTTATAGATACTCATACTGCTTGGGGTAAAAAGAGACAAAAGAAAGACCAAGAGATGCACAAGAGGGCTTCATTCGTAACCAAAGATGAATTTGGGAATGAAGTAGAACATGGATATAAATCTGAAATACAAGGTGTTACTCTTAAAAATGACCCACAAAAGGCACGTGGTAAACGTGGTAGATTAATCCTATGGGAGGAAGCTGGTAAGTTCAAGGACATACTCCAAGCTTGGCAAATAGCTAGACCATCTGTTGAAGAAAATGGTTATGCTTATGGTATGATGATAGCTTTCGGAACTGGTGGGGAAGAAGGCGAAGATTTTCATGGATTAAAAGAATTGTTCTATAAACCAGACGGTTATAATGTTTTAGCTTTTGACAATATATGGGATGATGGTGCACAAGGAACAACTTGTGGTTTCTTTGTTCCAGAGTATTCAAATATGTCTAATTTAGATGAGAATAGTAAACGTTTATTTATGGATGATGACGGAAATACTCTTGAATCTAAAGCTAGAGAATATATTATAGAACAAAGACAGAAAGTTATAGAAGGTGCCAGTGATGTTAGAGCTATAGATAGATATATAGCAGAACATCCAGTTACTCCACAAGAAGCTTGTTTAGATATACGAGGAAACATATTCCCTAAAGTGGATTTACAAAAACAGTTATCTAAGATTAGGACTAATAAGAAACTTCAGAATTTTAAACAAGTTGGAGATTTGATAACAGAGGGTGGTAAACTTAAATGGGTTCCTAAAAAGATAGGGGATATAACTAATTATCCTTTGAATAAGGACCAAGATCCAAGAGGATCTATAGTAATATGGGAACATCCTTGTCAAGATCCACCTATAGGATTATATATTGCTGGATGTGACCCTTATGACCACGATCAATCTCAATCAGGTTCATTAGGATCTACGTTTATATATAAACGAATTAACAATTTTGATGAGAGTTATGATATTATTGTAGCTGAATATACTGGTAGACCAGAGACAGCTGAGGAATATTATGAGAATGTACGAAAGCTATTAAACTATTACAACGCCAGATTATTATATGAGAACGAGCGTAAAGGTTTACACGTGTACTTTACACAAAAACACTGTGACTACTTACTAGCTGACCAACCTTCTATAATAAACGATATAGTTGCTAAATCAAAAGTTATTCGTAAAAAAGGGATTCATATGACCCAAAATATTAAAGACTGGGGTGAGGGTTTAATCAAGGAATGGTTGAATACTGAGTACGCACCTGGTGAAAAAAATCTTACAAAGATATATTCAGAACCATTGTTAGAGGAACTAATAATGTACGATGGTAAACGAAATACTGACCGTGCTATGGCTTTTATGATGGTTATGATATACTTACAACAATTACATAATAATCACGTCAAAGAAGTAACTAAAGAGGCTAAGAATCAAACATACTTGTTTGGTAAACCGTTGTTTAAAAACAATGAGTCTTCAGATATATACAGTATGTTTAATTCAAAACCTGAAGTAATAACATTCGGACGATTTTAATTAAATATTATGATGGGAACACATAAAATTGACGGAATGTTTCCCAGACAAAAGGTGTCTAAACGAGAAAAAAACAAAGAATGGAGAGAAAAATGTGTAGACATCTTAGTTGGAAAAGGAGACAGTCAATATCACGGAAATGGTGGAAATGTTGATAAAAAAGAAATGAAAATCAATTATGATTTGATGAATTCTATTTATGATTTAAAAGATCTAAAACATATAACCAATCCATATGATGTTGATGAGGGATTTCCAGCAGTACCTCAAAATGTGAACGTTATACGTTCTAAAATTAATCTCTTACTTGGAGAGGAAACCAAACGCCCTTCTAATATAAGAGTTATCCGAACATCTGATGCTTCTGCTACAGAGTATCAGGAAAAGTATAAGCAACTGCTTACTGATTATATACAAGCTACCATAATGTCAAAACTTGGTGAAGAAGAGTACCTTCGTTACCAAGAAGCTATTGCGTCAGGTGAGATTATGCCACCTGAACATATAGATAAGTTTATGAAACGTAGCTATAAGGATTCTTCAGAAGTTACTGCTTATCATACTTTAAAATACCTACAAAACAAATTAAATCTAAACAATGAGTTTAATAAATCGTGGTACGACGCATTAGTAGCTGGAACTGAGGTTGTATACGTAGGTGTTCAAAATAATGAACCTTTTGCTGAGAGAGTTAATCCTTTATATTTTTCTCACGACTTATCACCAGATTTAGAATTTATAGAAGATGGTGATTGGGCTTGTCGTAAAATGCTAATGACGTATACTGAGGTATATGATAGATTGTATGACAAAATGGATGAGAAAGATTTAAACCATCTTATTGATATAATAGATGGTAGACCAACTGATCATCAATTACAAAAGAAAAATATGGTTGATGATTTTAATAGTTGGCAAATATCTCATATAGATAATATGAGACCAAACAATCACGATGAATACTTAAACAATGGAACAGTTGTTCCAGTATATCACGTTTGTTGGAAATCGTTTAAGAAAATAGGTTTCGTATTAGTACCTGATGAAATGGGTAATCCTCAACAAATAATTGTTGATGAAGATTACAAAGTATCAGGATATGAGTTCTTACAAAAAGATAAGAAAGGAAAAGAAGTTCCAGTAATATGGGATTGGGTTATAGAGGTTTGGGAAGGTTATAAAGTAGGTAAAGATTTATATATAGGTATACAACCTATAGATTATCAACATATATCTTTAGATAATCCTAACTCACAAAAACTACCTTATACTGGTACTGTTTACTCTAACATAAATACTAAATCTAAATCATTGGTTAGTATCCTAAAACCTTTACAGTATATGTATATTGTTATATGGTATAGGTTAGAATTAGCTATGGCTAGAGATAAGGGTAAAGTCTTAAATATGGATATTACCCAAATACCTAAATCAATGAATATTGATATAAACAAATGGATTCATTATTTATCTTCTATAGGTGTTAATTTAATTAACCCATATGATTCTGCGTGGGATGTTCCTGGTAGAGATGGTTCAGTACCTTCTACTTTCAATCAATTTGCTGCTATTGATTTGACAATGGCTAATGTAATAGACCAATATATAAATCTTATGAGTAAAATTGAGTCTATGGTTGGTGATTTGTCAGGTGTTAGTAGACAAAGAGAGGGGCAAATGTCACAATATGATTTGAATGGAACTGTAGCTTCATCGATCAATCAATCTTCATTAATAACTGAGCTATTGTTTTGGAAACACGATCAAGTAAAAAAGAGAGTATATTCTATGTTACTAAATACTGCTAAAGAAGTATTTAAGAATACAAATAAAAAGAAATTACACTTCTTACTTGAAGATGGTAGTAGAGCATTCTTAGATATATCTGAAACATTTTTATATGAGGATATGGATATATTTATATCTGATTCTACTAAAGATGTTCAAAACTTAGAAACAATCAAGGCTTTATATCAACCAGCTATGCAAAATGGAGCTTCTCTATTAGATATAGCCGAAATCATACAATTAGATAATATGACTATGATTAAAGAAAAGCTTACTGAGATTGAGGATAAGAGAAATCAACAACAACAACAAGCTCAACAACAACAACAAGAACACGAAAAACAATTACAAGAAATGGAGCAACAACAACGTAGTATGGAAATTGAGCTTAAACAACAAGAGCTTGAACTTACTAAGTATAAGATCGATAAAGATGCTGAAACTAAGATTGTGGTTGCAGAACTTGGTGCTTACAGATTCCAAAGAGATTTGGATGCTGATGGTGATGGAACTCCAGATCCAATGGAAATTGCTCGTCTTGCTATAGATAAAGAAGATTTACATTCTAAGAATTTTGATTTGAATAGAAAAAACGAAATAAAAGAAAAAGAAATAATTTCTAAAGAAAATCAAAACAATCGTAAATTGGATTTAGAAGAGAAAAAAATGAAGATGCAAATGCAGTTACAAAAACAAAAAGATGAGGCTGCAATGGAAAGAGAAAAGTTAAAAGCACAAACAGCTATTAAAAATAAAACTGTTGGTGAAAAAAAATAATTCTAGCTAAGCTAATAAAGAAATAAAATTATGGCTAAATCTAAGGTTAATGAAGTAAATTTTGAAAATTTGAATTTACGAGATAATCCAATCGGTCAATCTGAGAATGATGGATTTGATCCATCTAAAGAAATCAAAGATGACAATTCCAATAACGATGACATTGTTAAAGATGAATCTGATGTTATTGAGGAAAATAACAACAACGATGTAGTTATTAAACCAGAAGGTGCTGATGTACCTAATGATAATGACTCAAATATTGACACAGACCAAGGTAGTTTGTTGTGGGAAGCTTTTGCTGAATACAATAATTTAAACATTGAAGGAATTGATACACCTGATACTATTGAGAGTTTTTTCGATAGATTAAATGAAGTGTATAGTGATAAAACACCTAATTATGCTAACGATACTGTTAGAGAAATAGATGAATTTGTTAGAAATGGTGGTGATATCAATGCTTACTTCAATACTGTTAAAGTAAATGAAGACTTTGAAGATATTGATTTGGAAGAAATAGATAATCAAAAGAAAGTACTTGGTGAATTTTTACGTAGAAAAGGATTTAACGAAAGTCAAATCAAAAAACGTATTGACAGATATGAAGATGCTGATGTACTTGAAGATGAAGCTTATGATGCATATGAGACTTTAAGAGATATGATTTCTAATGAGAAAGAAGAACTTGTAAAATCTCAAGCAGAAAAAGCTAAACAAATAGAAGAAGCTAATAAAAAATATGCTGAAACTATTATGACAGAAATTAATGCTCTACAAGATGTTCGTGGTATAAAAGTACCAGAAAAGGATAGAAAAGAACTAATAGATTATATATTTAAAGTAGAGAGTGATGGATATACTAAATATCAAAAAGATTATTCCAAATCTGTAAAAAATCTAATAGAGTCAGCTTACTTCACTATGAAAGGTGACGCTTTAATCGATAACGCTAAAAAGTCTGGTCAATCTGATGCTGTAAAACGTTTAAAAGATTCGTTAGCATCTAAAAATATTAATAAATCATCTGGACGAGATAACTTTAATTCTGGTAGTATGATAGATATTTTGTCCAGTCAATTAAGACAATAATAAATTTTAATTTTAATATAATATAATATAATTATGCAAAATGGTATTCTAAACGGTTTGCAACTATATACAGGTAAATGGTTTTCTGATTTGGTTGATGAAAATAAATTGTCAAACATGTTAGCTATCAAACCACACGAAGTTGCATCTGTTGTTTCTTATGTTTTTGGAGCTAAAGACACAGGTTATAGCTCTTTCCTTGATATGCTGACAGGTGGTCTTGGAAAAACAATGGTTATTAATAGCCGTGAATTTACTTGGAAAGTGATGATCGATCAAGATCGTGCTGTTACAATTCGTTCGGCTTCTTGGAATGGTGTTGAAATCACTACAGCAAATATGGATACAGTTACTCCAGGATTACACAATTCTCCAATTCTTTTGTCTCTTGAGGACAAATGGTTTGGTGTGGGTGCTATCTTGGAATTTGATGATTGGAACTATACTGTGCGTGTAGCTCAAGAACCATATCAAGATGGTGATACTTGGGTTTATACTTGCTATATCACTAATGGTCAATCTGATTCTTATATCCCAGGAGAATTGATGCTTCCTGGAAAACAAGTTTCTCGTCAAGGTTCTGCTTATGAAGAATACAGTGAAGAGGCTGATATCTTGAACTATAACAGTCATTTTGAAATGAAGAACTGTCTTCAAACAATGCGTTTGTCATATGACATTACTGGTTCTGCATTTTCAACTGTAGCTGCTATTGCTCTTAAAGATCCTAATACAGGAAAAACTTCTTATATGTGGGCTGACTATCAAGAGTGGGTAGCTCTTCGTGAATGGTACAAACGTATGGAACGTATGTTGATTTATGGTACATATAACGCTAACTCTAACGGCACTGTATCGTTGATGGGTACTAACGGACGTGCTGTATACACTACTGCTGGTTTGTTACAACAAATTTCTCCAGCTAACCAACGTTCTTACACAGTTCTTACAGCTGAAATTCTTGAAGAATTCTTGTTTGACTTGTCTTACAATGTACTTGGAACAAATGAGCGTAAATTCGTAGCATTTACTGGTGAAATGGGTCTTCGTGAATTTGACCGTGTATTGAAAGAAAAAGCTGGTTCAATGGATTTGATTGATACTGTATTTATTACAGGTTCTGGTCAAGAATTGAAACTTGGAGGACAATTTAAAACTTATGCTATGACTAACGGCATCGAACTTACTGTTAAGTATGCTCCTTGTTTTGATGACTTGGTGCACAATCGTAAATTGCACCCGATTACTGGTAAACCACTTGAATCATACAAGTTTGTTATTGTAGACTTCTCTACTCGCGATGGTCAAGCTAATGTGGTTAAGGTTGCTCGTAAAGATCGTGAACTTGTTATGTGGAACACTTCTGGTTCTGTTGCGCCAGGTGCAGGATATGGTAAATCTATCAGCACTGTTCGAGCTAATGCAAAAGACGGTTATTCTGTACACTTCTTGGGTGAAGTTGGTATTATGCTTCGTGACCCACGTGCTTGTGGTATCTTGTATTGCGATGCTGAAGTGTAATAAATAAATAATATTAGTGATATAGGGGATGTCAAACATCCTCTATATCTAATAATAAACTAAAAATTTGAATCTTATGCAAATAATTTTACGTCACAAGGGTAAAGACTCTTGGGCAGGAGTGTCTAAATATAAAAACTGTTTTAGTACTATTACTGGTTACTTTACAAGAACTGGTTCTGTCTATACAGGTTTAACGCCAGAAGATGAGACGAGACTTGAGAATGCTTTGAGCATGCCTTCTGGCAGATTATCTAAATCGTCTGATTTTTGGAATCATTTTTCTATCAAACTTGGTGGAAAAGATATGGTTCTAAATACTGAAATTCCTTATGAAGAATTGCTGTACATCTATCTAAAATCACACAAAGATGTAGCAAATGGGCATAAATCTTTGAAGCCTACTCACAAATATATTCTTATTAATAAAGAATCTGAAGCTATCGAACTTAATACAATTAATAAAATTAAACGTGAAGCTATTAGAGAATTTGATAAGATGAATCTTGAAGATATGCGTCAATGTTTGCGTATATTTGGTTATAAATCAGATACTATGTCAAATGAAGTAGTTGAATCAAGATTGTTTGATATTGTTGAAAAAGAACCTCGTAGATTTATCCAAAAATGGGTTGATAATAAATCACGTACTCAAGAAGCTATGATTGAGAAAGCGATATCTAAGAATATTATACGTAGAAATAAGAACGTATATTATTATGGTACAGATGTGATTGGACGTTCAATGGATGATACTGTAGCATTCTTAAAGGATAAGAACAATCAAGATATTCTTTTGGCTATCAAAAATGAATTAGATGTAAAATAATATGAATATTATAGATATGCACACGGCTTTTGATATTGAGTTAGATAAGGTTATGACTAATTCTACACCAATATTTGACAAATATCAAAAAGATTATTTTATAAATACTGCTTACTTAAATTTAATAAATAATAAAATTAATGGAAGCAATACTTTGAAAGTAGCCTTTGAGGATAACATTAAACGAATAGCTGATTTAAACAGTTTGTTAACCTATAAGTTATTACAACCAACAGATGAGCAATGGTATTCTAAAAACGAATATCAGTATGATTTAACAATTATAGATAACTATATGTATCCTATAACAGCTGTTATAGATTATGATGGTGATTTAAATGGTAAATTGATACCTTGTGATATAGTTAAACATAAGAACGCTGATAAGTATCGTTGGTCAGATATAAATAGACCGTGGCTATCTAAACCAGTTATTTTATTTGAAGATAATAAAGCTTTCGTTTATGTAGATCCTGATACTATTACTGTAGATAAACCAAAGTTAAGAATTAATTACATACGTAAACCTTCTTGGTTATCACACACATCTACATCTGGTGAGAGTTATATACCAGTTGTTCCTGAGCATATGCACTTTGAAATAGTATCAAAGGCTGTTGATTTAGCTTTAGAAAACATAGAACAGCCAAGAATAGCTTCACATATTCAATTAACTAATATGAAAGAATAATGACTTATAAAGATTTACATATAGCCTTTGAATTAGAAGCTACATCTAAATTTTCAAATACAGATGAAACTAAACCAACATCATTAGAAATTGAGTATTGGTTGAATGTTGGTTTAAGTAATTGGTTAGATTCTAAATATACAGGCTATAATCAAAGATTAAAAGGATTTGAACAAGACCAAAAAAGAGTAGATGATTTAAGAAAATTAGTTAAACAGATTAAAATAGGTGCTGATACAATCGATGATGAGACTTACTATATTGACTTACCAAATGATTATAGATATTTGGTTGGAGATGTATGTGAAATAGCACCTAATAAATCTGATTTAGAGTGCTGGAAAACTAACTCTGATGGAACTAATGCTACAGTTTATACTAATCCTATACACTGTACTATAGATACTTTAGAACAAAGAAGAAGTAATACTTTGTCAGACCACATTTATAGCAAAGGAGAAGGTAAACCCTTAAGAGTATTTAGAGGTAATTCTATTTACTACTATACAGACGGTAATTATAAAGTAGATGCTTCTCTAATAACTTATATAAAAGAACCATCAAGAATAGATATTCATACAAACCCTCTATCTGTATATAACGAACTTTCAGATCATTCTATTAATGAGGTTGTTAAACAAGCTGTTCAAGCTTATTTAGAAAATAAGAGCAATCAAAGATTGCAAACATTCTCACAAAAACAAGAGTATTAATTGTTTAGTTTTCAACGTGGAAAGGATTAACATCTGAGTAGAAGAAAAATTAGGAAACTGAACACTAATTTAAACAATTAAATATAATAAAATATGTATACACACGTAAATACTGTCCTTGTTGCTGATAAAGCTGTAGTAGCAGAGGGCGAATTGAAAAAAGGAGCTGTAGCTCTATTTAATGAAAAAGGTGCTATTTGTACATCTGAGGCTGATGTAAAAGCATCTAAACAAGTACGATTTGGTTTGGTTACAGGTATGTCTAAAATCGTTGTAAACGGTGTTGAAAAAGAAGTACCCGTATTGCGTTATTCTCAATGGATTCAACGTGATAAAGTAGCTACTCCTGGAGAACTTGCTTTTAAAACAGGTAAAGCTCCTAAAGAGCAAACTTATACTTTCGACCTAGCTTGTATTAATCAAGTAGGTAATCATACAGATTCTTCTTTGAAGATTCTTTACAAGGATTTGAATTCATTCAAAACTCAAATCTCAAAAACTTATACTACATTTGGAGCAGCTATTGATGCTGCTGCTGAAGCAAAACGTTTGGTTAAACGTATTAATTCAGACCTTGGTTCTCGTGTAGTAGCTACTGCTGCTGGAACTGTTGTTACAATTAAAGCTAAAGAAGATACTACTAATTCTGTTAATTCTTTGGATGAATACTCTCAAGTTAATTTTGAGCTATATCCAAATGTATACTTGGATGGTACTCCTATCGATTATCGTTTGCGTAACGTAGCTATGGTTGAAGAAACAGTAAAACCATTCCCAGGTCTTGGGTTCTGGAAACAAGTTCGTGATGCTGAGCGTAAAGCTCTGCCTTATATTGGTGCTGACAATCGCGTATATTTCCCTGGTAATTTGACTTATCCTGAGTTGATGGTTAAAGAGGGTCAATTGTACGATGTATTGACAATTGAGTGGAACAACTGCTATCGTTCTGCAGATAACCAATATATTAAAAACACACCTCTTGCTGTTGAGGTATATGTTGCTACTGGACAAGCTTCTCCTTTAGCTGCTCTTATAGCTGCTATTAAAGCCTAATTATAAACAAGGGCGATGGATTATGTCCATCGTCCTTTATTTTTTTAATTATGATTTCAAATATATACATAGAGAACAATAGAAAAGCTGTAACATTTAGCGTAAATGCTAGCGAACAAGATACGTTAAAATATATTTATGTAGATTTATTTAGCAATCGTAAGAATATAACATCTACTAATCCTGAAGAACATAATTATAAAATATATGCTAAAGATATGCACGTTGAATCGAATGCATGGGAACACATATATAGACTATCTTCAAAAATGTTATGTCAGGATTATTTTGAAAGTTTGTACATTATAACATTTGTATACAATAATGATAAAACTGAGCAAAAAGTAATATTCAATGAAAACGAATTATATTTTTTGAGATTGAATTATCTAACAAAACATTGTAATAATTGTATAGATAAAAATAATTCAAAAATAATAATGAACTTATTATTTAGAGAAACTTTATTAAAAAACGCTATTGCTCTGAATAGAATTGATGATAGTATTAATTATTATGAAGATGTTATAAAAGCATACGGATGTTATTCTAAATCTGATAAAATCTATAATAATGTTACAAGCAAATGTTCTTCAGGTACATGTAAAGTATAGACTATGAAGACAAACAAAGAATATCGAAAATATATTACTTGTAAAGGAGATTATGTAAATAATCAACTTAAAACAAACATATACTACGATAGTGATTTACAATTAGATATAATAACACATAGGTATATTCTTGAGGTGATTGAAAATTTCAACAATATACCACAGAGTAGTGTTATACTAAAATTAAATTGTAATAATTATTTACAAGCAAGTATGACTTACGAGGAGTATATTTTCGGATTACAAAAACTAAACAATATTTTAATAAACAATAATAAAGACATATATTTATGAGTTTAGGATTATTTGGTAGAAGTAGTTATAATATATTCTACCCTTTTATGGCTCATCCTATTAACGATGGGCATTGCTGTAAACCAAAAAAACAAAAAGAAGAATGTGGTTGCAATAAACCAAAATCATGTCCTGGTGAATTAGAACCTATCTACACAGTGTTTGAAGATGATTTGTTATATTTGGTTCATGACGGTGTAAATAGAACAATATCTGTTAAAAACTTTATAAAAAGTTTAAAATTTAACAGCAATGGAACTACTGAAGTTAGTACATCATTTGATGTATTACAAGCTTCAATTTTAGGACTACAACTTGCTATAGACGGATTAACTAAAAAAGATAAATTTCTTCAATCTGAAATAGATACATTAAAGCAAACAACTAATGGTATACAAGAAACAGTAAGCATTCTTGATAATACTATAGAAGATCTTGTTAATAGAATTAATTCTATAACGTTGGTAGATTATAGTCAAGCTATAAACGAACTTAAT